AGCCAACACCAATAGGAAAGAAAACATTTGCAGAATACGAAAAAGAAGTAAACGATTATAAAGAATTTAACTTGAAATCGCAAAAAATTGAGTTAAATTTAACAGGCGACGCTAAATCAGTAATCAAAGAAGGAAAGGCATTACAAAAGAAAATGATTTCAGCTTATAAACCTTTTATAAAGTTAGAAAGTGATTTTGAAAAAATATATAACAGAATACAAGATTTTTTAGGTGAAACAAAAGGTTTAACACAAAATGCAGAAGCAATACAAAAACAAGCCAATTCTATATATTATAAAATAGAAAAACAAGCTAAAGAATTAGGTGTTAATATTGCTGATATTCCTGTTGCTAAACAATTAGATGAAATTGCAGTAGATTTAGAAGATAATATTACAGATATTGAAAACGCAAGACGACAAGCAAAAGACATATAGTATGAAAAAGAAAACTTCCATTGTAGAATTAGTAATTTCAGATGAAAACGAAGCATTAACAATTGACGCAATTAGTTTAGTTACTTCACCTGCCATAGAACAAGACTTTGTTTATTTCAATAAGTCTAAAAATAATTTAACTTTTGCAAAGGTAGATGAAGAAAAAAGAGAATTAATTTCACCTGCTTTGATTCCTAACAAACAAATATTTAGATATGATCCTAATACTGATAGTGAATATTATGTTTACTTTTCTAAAGAAACAGTAAAAAAAGCTTCACATTTATATTTAAAACATAACAATCACCATAAAGCAACTGAGCAACATACTGATAGAGTTTCAGGAGTTCTTACAGTTGAAAGTTGGATTAAGGAAGGTGAGCAAGATAAGTCTAATTTATACGGCTTTGACTTACCTATCGGCACTTGGTTTGTGAAAATGAAAATAGAAAATGATGAGGTTTGGAACAAGATTAAAGATGGAACTTTGAAAGGTCTTTCAATCGAGGGGTATTTTACTAATAAATTTGAACAAATGAATAAGAAAGAATTTACAACAGAAGAAGTTAAGACAGCACTAAAAGAATTGTTAAGTGTTCAGAAGGTTGAGTTATCGGTAATTAGTGAAGCAGAAAACACTTGGAAAGCTATGCAAAGATTAGTGAATAATGGTGCTGATGATTTTAAAATTGCAAATGATGAAATTAGTGAATATACTAAAGCGTTAGATGTTGTTCAAAAAAAATCAAGAGATTTAAACACAACTTATGATATTTTAGAAAAATTAAGAGTTGAACTTAACTCAAGATTAGATGAAGCTTTTATCTATGAAACTGCAATAGAAAAACAAGCAAAAGAATTAGGTGTAAATTTAAAAGATATATCTGCTTATGATAACTTAACTTTTTATATTGGTGAAGCTGAAGATAGTATAGATGTAACTATGAGAATGAAAGATAAAATAGAAAAGCTAATAAAATAATATGAAACCAACACAAGAACAAATACTAAGTGCTTTAAACAAGCTAATAAGAGAAAACAAAACTGAACTTAAGACTGAAAAGGTTGAGTTGGGTGCTATTGATGATTTCAAAAAATTATTTGACAAGTCTTTAAATGATTGGGAAGGAACTTCTAACTCTTTAATTAAAGCTATGTCTAAAACGCAAGAAGATTACAAAGCACAAAAGGGTAAATGGGAAAAAGTAATAAAATTAGGTGAGGGTATTGAAAAACAAGCAAAAGAATTAGGAGTAGAAATACCTAAAACAGTTTTAGGCAATAAATTATTATCAGCAAAAGATTTTATTAAAGAATCACAAAAGATAAATCAAGCTATAGAGAAACTTTACAATATATTTTAAAAATCAAACAAACTAAATATTAATCTATTATATACTATGGAACTAAAAGAACAAATCTTAAAGGCACTCGGACTTTCTTCAGAAGTAAAGTTTGAAGTACAAGCAAAATTAGTGGACGGAACAATTATCGTATCAACAGCAGACGCTTTAGCTGAGGGTGTAGATATTTCAGTTTTAACTGAGGACGGAACTACTATTGAACTACCAATCGGTGAGTATGAAACTGAAGATGGTATCACTTTTGTAGTTGAAGAAGCAGGTGTTATTGCTACAGTTGGTGAAGCTGAAGTAGTTGAAGAAGAAGAAGCTCCTGCTGAAGAAGAAGAAGTAGTTGAAGCAGCAGAATTATCTGAATTTGATTCATTAGAAAAAAGAATAGCAAACTTAGAAGTTGTTATTGCTGAATTGAAAGGTGATACTGAGGTACAAGAAGAAGAATTAGCAGAGGAAACTACTGAAGAAGAAATTACTGAGCCTTCAGAAAACCCAAGAACTGTAACAACTAAGACTACAGAAGTAGTTGAATTTTCAGTAGAAGAATTAAAAGCTGAGAATGAAAAACTAAAAGAAGAATTAGCTAAACAACCTGCTGATACATCTTTAAATACAAATAAATTCAGCTCAGAAAAAAGAACACTATCTAAGCAAGATTTAAGAAGAATGACATCACAAGAGAAATACTTGTATAACTTATATAATAATTAAAAAATAAAAAAAAATGGCTTTCACAACAGACAGCAACTATGCAGGAAAAGCAGCAGGATTTTACATCTCAGCAGCTTTAAACCAAGCAAACTCACTAGACTACTTAACTTTGATGGAAAACGTCAAGTATAAGTCTAACATTCAAAAAATGGCAGGTTCAGGATTAGTAAAAGACGCTTCTTGCGACTTTGACGGACAGGGTACTCTCGCTTTGACAGAAAACGTACTTACTCCAAAAAATCTACAAATTAACCTTGATTTATGCAAGAAAACTTTGCTAGATTCTTGGGAAAGTTTACAAATGAGAGCAGGAGCAGGAGCACCACCACCTGCAAGTTTTGATGACTATGTTATTTCTTATATGGGCGAAATTATCGCTAATGGAGTTGAAGCTTCAGTATGGTCAGGAACAGGAGCAACAGCAGGAGAATTTGAAGGTTTTTTAACAGCTACTACAGGAGCATTTGCAGTAGATGGTACAGTAAACAGTTCAACTGCTTCAGGTGCTTATACAGTAGATAACATTATTGATAACTTACAAACTTTAACAGCTGATATGGCTGCTAACATTTCAGCAGTATTAAGAAAAGATGACTTACATATTTATATGAGTCCTAAGACTTACGCTTTATATGTATCAGCAGTATCTACTTTAGGATATGTAAACGCTTACAATATGAATGGAGATTATGCACCTGTATTTGAAGGGTATCGTTTGGCTGTTTGTAACGGAATGCCAAACGACCAATTAGTAGCAGCAGAAAAATCTAACTTATTCTTTGGTACAGATTTAATTTCTGATCAAACTGCAAATATCAAATTAATGGATATGTCAGCTCTTGACGGAAGTGACAATATGAGATTAGTTGCTCGTTACTCAGGAGGTGTTCAGTTAGGTATCGGAGCTGATATAGTTCACCAATCATAATAAAACAAATAAACGGGAGTGGTGTAAAAACCATTCCCTTAACCTTTTAAAATAAAAAACAATGGCGTGTACAGTAATTACAAAGGGTAGAGGATTAGACTGCTCTAGGTCTTTAGGAGGTGTAAAAAATGTTTATTTTGGTGTTTATGACCAATTTGATTCACCTACAGATGGAACAGGAATAGTAGTAGCTTCAGGGCAAGTAACAGATATTGAAATGGGTTCTAACACACTTTATAGATACAATTTACCAAAAGGAACGGCAAGTGTTACGGAAACAATAAATGGTTCTACAGAAGCAGGAACGATATATTACACTCCTTCTGTTACTATTCAATTAAATAAATTAACAAAAGAGGATCAAAACGAATTGAAAGCATTAGGTCAAACTAAGCTTGTCGTTTTTGCAGAATTAAATCAAAGATTAGCAAGTGGGAATAATGTTATTCTTGCTTTAGGTGTTAAGAATGGTATGCACTTGAACGCAGGTACAAACGCTTCAGGAGCAGCTTGGGCAGACAGAAATGGTTACGAATGGACACTTGACGGAATGGAGCAAGAGCCAATGAGTATGGTTGCTGACTACACTACAGCACCATTTGACAATGCAGCATTTACAATGGGAACTATCGTTACTTCTTAGTAGTCTTTATCATATTTTCTTGATTGGGGTGGGCTTTGGCTCACCTTTTTCTTTTACAATAAAAACAAACAACATTAATTTCTATTATATAGTAGAACTAAAATCAAACGAATGAGAGCTTGTACAAATTTGAGTAAGGGAAGGGGAATTGACTGTACTAGAAGTGCAGGAGGTGTAAAGAATGTGTATCTAGGTAATTTTGAGCGAATGTCAAGTATTACAGTAACATCAAGTGAGGTTACAGCTTTTTCTTTTGATGATTTTAATTTATACAAATATGCTTTGCCAAAAAGGGGAGGAAGTGTAGCTGAAGTGTTAAATGCAGACGCTAATACTTTAACTGCTTTATATTATACACAAGGGCTGACTATTTATTTAGATAAATTAAGTAAAGAGGATCAGGACGAATTACATAGGTTAGGGCAAAGTAAATTAATTGCTTTTGTAGAATTAAACCAAAGAAATGCAGCAGGTCATAATGTAATCTTGTGTTTAGGGATAAAAAACGGATTAAGATTAAATTCAGGAAATAATACATCAGGTGATAATTGGTCATCAGCTAATGGTTATGAATGGATTTTAACAGGTATGGAAAAAGAGCCAATGGCAGTATGTGAAGATTACACCAACACACCTTTAGATAATACTAATTTTACTTATAGTTCAATTATTACTTCATAAACAAATAAATAGAGTAAATTTCTATTATATATTAGAATGATACAATTAACTTACGCTACAGCATACTCATTTAATGTAACAACAGAAGATGTTAGAATAGATACATCTGTTCCTAGAACTCAAATAAGGCACTTATTTAAGTTTACAAATGATATGGACGGAGGTGTTAAATATGCTTATGGACGTAGTGAAACTATAAGAGATAGGTACACAAATATTACGCTACAACATAACACTACTGAAGATACATTTACAGGTACAATAGATTTTATTCCTAATGGCTATTGGAAATACGAAGTTTACGAAGTTAGTTACAATGGAACGGCAGTAGTAAATGCAACAAAAGCTCCTGCAACTGAAAGCACACCTGCAACTGACCAAGAAGGAGTTTATGGTACAGTAAAAGGCTGTGTTGAAATAGGTAAATTATTTGTAGAAGAACAAGATGGAACTGAACAAGTTAAATATACACAAAGGCAAGAACCTAGTGGAACGAATTATATATATTACGGACAATAAAAAAATAAAAAATGGCAATAGAAAACGTACAACAATTATTAACTGAGCAACTAGGTAAAAATGGTGGCACAGAAATATTTACAACAGCAGCTCAAACAAGTAAAGATTGGTACTGTGTTCACTTCCCTGTTGAAAGTGTAGTAGCTTCAATAACAGTAGCAGACGCAACAGGTGAAGCAGCTTTACAAACGACTTTACCTGCGGGAACTGTTATCTTTATGAATGTAACTGCAATCACTTTAACGAGTGGTGTTGGTATTGGTTATAAAGAATAAGAAATGTTAGCACTTAAATTAGGAATGAGTATAGGAGGTTCTAATAGACCTATGGGTGGTTGGACACCTGCTAGTGAAGGAACTGATTTAGTTGCTTGGTATAAAAACAAAGAAGGAATTACTTTAAATGGTTCTGATGTTTCTGCTTGGGCTGACAGTTCTAGTAATTCTCACGATATGGTACAAGCTACAGCAAGTGAACAACCTGCTTATAATGCTTCTACAGGTGCTTTAACTTTTGACAAAACTGCTGTGCAGCGTTTACAGACTACTAGTCAAATAAGTATAAGTGATGACTTTACTGTTGGGATAAGGTTAGATCCATCAGCAGTAAATGTAATTATACTAGGAGATAACACTACAACTAATGAATTTTTTAAAATAAGCAATAGCACTACTTTAAGGTTTAAAACAGACGGCTCACAAGTTGATATTACTGTAAATGATGGAGATTTAACTGCTGACAATTATTTAGTAGTTACACGAGCATCTAATGTAGTCAGACTTTATGTAAATGGAACTTTGCAAACTGACACAGAAACTTTAGCAGGAACAGTAGATATTGATGCAATAGGAGTAAGGTTAAATAATGCTAATGCTTATGATGGAATCATAAAAGAAGTTCAAATATACGACAGCACAAGTGCAGAACTTACTGCAAACATAAATACTTACTTATCAACTTTATAATATGGAAAATATTTTAGCAATAAATTTAGCGTCATCAATTTCACCTGTAATTCAAGAGGTAAGAGGTCGTGATTATATAGAATACGGAACAGATGAATGGAAAAACTTATATCCTCAGTTCCTTATAGACTTATACTACAATTCCTCTACACACGCTGCTATTATAAATGCGACAAGTGATATGATTTCAGGAACAGACCTTGTTTGTATGGAAGATGATAATTTAGAAGCGTATGTAGGTCTTAAAAAGTTCTTAGCAAACGCAAATGGAAATGAAAGTTTACACGAGGTAGTTAAGAAATTAGCTTTTGACTTTAAACTTCAGGGTGGTTACGCTCTTAATATTATATGGTCGCAAGATAGACAAACAATTTCAGAGATACACCACATTCCTGTAGAACGAGTTAGAGCAGGTAGACCAAACGAATTAGGAAAAATAGACACTTATTTTGTAAGTGCTGATTGGGCAAACATAAGAGAAAACGAACCACAGCCTGTAGCAGCGTTTAATGTAAACGATAGGAGCACACCTAGTCAATTGTTATATACAGGCTCTTACAGTCCTAATATGGACATATATCATACTCCTGACTACAATTGTATGAATTGGGCTTTAGTAGATCAAAGAGTTGCTGAGTTCCATTTAAACAACATACAGAACGGATTTAGTGGCTCGTATTTCATCAACTTTGCGAATGGTGTACCAACTCGTGTTGAAAGAACACAAATAGAAAGAAGCATTGAAGAAAAATTTACAGGAGCAAGAGCAAGTGGAAAATTTGTATTGACATTCTCAGATAGTAAAGAAAACACTCCTGAGATAACTCCTATTGCAGTTTCTAATGCAGACAAACAATATATCGCTTTACAAGAGCTTTTAATGCAGAATATTTTAACAGGACACAGATGCACAAGTCCTATGCTTGTTGGTATTAATTCAGATAATGGATTTGGTTCAAATGCAGAAGAATTGAATAGTGCTTTTGAAATATACCTTAATACAGTAATTAAACCATTCCAAAATAATATCTTAAAGACTTTAAATAAAATCTTAACAGTAAATGGTATTAACTTACCTTTAGAATTTGTGCAGAGCAAACCTATTACAACTATGTTTAGTGTTGAAGATATGAAAGAGGTAATGACGGTTCAAGAAATTAGAAAGGAGATGGGATTGCCTGAGTTAAAAGAAGAAGAACAAGACTTTACTAAGATGTCTAAGATGACTGAATTAGACAATTTTTTAGATACTGTAGAAGATATACCTGAAGATTGGGAATTAGTAGATGAGGAAGTAGTTGATGGAGAACACGCTGATTTTGATTTTGAATTAGAACTTAATAATATAGCTGATGAAAAGATTGAATTAGCTAGTACAGGTAGAGCTTTACCAAGTAGGAAGTCAGAACAAGATGGTATAAGTAAAAAGACTTACGACTATTACAGAGTAAGATATGTATATGCTGAGGATAATTTCTTGACTAGAAAGTCAGGAAGTAAAAGAACATTTTGCAAACAAATGATGGGTGCAAAAAAACTTTATCGTAAAGAGGATATTGAAAGAATGTCTAAACTGCCTGTAAATAAAGGGTGGGGTAAAGGAGGTGCTGATACTTACGATATTTTTCTCTTTAAAGGAGGTGGTAACTGTCATCATTTTTGGTTAAGACAAATCTACAGAACTGTAATAGGTGAAAGCAAGACTACTAAAATAGATGACGCAGAGCTTATAGGTTACACTAAAGCTAGATCAGAAGGCTTTACTGCTAAGAAGAACGACAAAAGGGTTGCAATAGCACCTAAAAGAATGAAGAATAACGGATTTATTAAAAAGAGATAATTATGGCGTATGTATTATTCATAAGTGAAGATAAATTAAAGGATAGCACAGCTATTAATGGAAATGTTGATGTGGACTTCTTACTTCCTTATGTAAGAATCGCACAGAAAATTTATTGTGAAGATAAGCTTGGAACAGATTTATACCAAAAATTAGAAGCTGAAATAACAGCAGGAACTTTAGCAGGAGCATATAAGACTTTAGTAGATGAGTACATTGGAGATATGTTGGTACAATGGGCTTTTTACGAGTGTATTCCTTTTTTAAGGTTTAAGATTCAGAATGGTAATATTTACTCTAAGACTTCAGAAACAGGAACAGCTTTAAGTGAAACTGAAGCTTCTAGTTTACGTGAAGAAGTTAGGAATACTGCTGAATATTTTACGGAACGACTTATAAGCTACATTACAAACAATCTAACTAGCTTCCCTGAATACTCTACAAACACAGGTGCAGATATATCACCAAATAAAGACGCATATTTTTCAGGAATGAATTTATCAAGACCTTATGGTCAAGGTAATAAATTAACTCTAAAAGATTTCTTAACTTCTGACTTAACATAATGAAGAAACATTACAAGCCAAAAACAACTAACATAACGAAACTTAAATCCTACTTGGATAAAAGTCCTAATAAAAAAACAAATGACAGATCTAAAAGACACACTACAAGTAGGAGTAGCTAATTTTTCGGCTATTGGATTTACCTTAGCAAGTGCAAATGAAATACTAAGTTTTGTTGCGCTTATACTTTCAATAGCGTATACTATTTATAAATTTATAAAGTTTGAAAAATGAAAAAATTAATCTGCAATTTAATATACAAATTAACAGGAAGGGTTTACTGTCTTGGTTGGTGTAATGGCAACTTTAAAGGTTGCAAATGAAGAAGCGTAAACTAAACAGTAAGAATCCTAAGTATCAAAAAAAAGATGAGAAAGCTGCTAAAGTTCGTAATGAATTTATTAAAGAAGTTAGAGGAACTAAAATCTATAAAACCTATTTTGAGTAAAATTAATTTACTTATCATACGTGATACCTTTACTGATAAAAGCACAATAGGAACTCTATATATTAATGGAGAAAGGTTTTGTGATACTTTAGAAAACCCTTGGCTAGATAATCAAAGAAACATAAGCTGTATTCCTGAAGGTCAATATAAAGTAAGACTTAGATTAGCAAGAGAATCAGCAACAAGAGATTATTTACACTTATTAGTGCAAGATGTACCTAATAGGGATTGGATATTATTTCATAGGGGAAATTATCCATCACAAACGCAGGGCTGTATTCTAGTAGGGAATGGTCGTAAACAAGACATTGTTGAAAACTCTCGGTTAGCTATGGACTTAGTAATCAAAGAAATAATTAATTTAGGCGGCGAAAACATTAATTTAATAATTAAAAATAAATAAAATGCAAAATTACATTATCACAAAACTTCTTACATCTAAGAAAGTATGGTTAGGAATTTCATCAATTGTTGTTCCTTTAATTGCAAACTTGTTAGGTGCTGATGAAGATGCAGTATCAAAAATTTGGTTCAGTTTACTAGCAATGCTAGGAGGACAATCATTTGCAGACTTTGGAAAAGAAAGCAAGTAATAGGTACAGATTAAAGCCACACGAAATTGTGGCATTAGAAAAAATGCGAGAAGCCGAAACTAGAAATGTTCTAGTTATCGGTGACTTGCACGAGCCATTCTGTTTAGATGGTTACTTAGACTTCTGCATAGACCAATACTATGCTTACAATTGCACAGAGGTAGTGTTTATAGGCGATATAATAGACAATCATTTTTCTTCATATCACGAGTCGAGTGCTGACGGAATGGGTGGCTTAGACGAGCTTGAATTGGCTATTAAGAAAATAGGGCGTTGGCGTGATGCGTTCCCTATGGCTACAGTTATTATAGGAAATCACGATAGAATCATAATGCGTAAAGCTCAGACTTCCTCAATACCTTCTAAATGGATTAAATCTTTCAAAGAAGTTTTAGAAACTCCTGATTGGAATTTTGTAGAACACTATATACAAGATGATGTGCTTTATCAGCACGGAGAAGGAGGTACGGCAAGGACTTCCTGTAGAGCTAATATGATAAATGTAGTTCAAGGGCATTTACACACTCAAGCCTATACTGAACACTATGTAGGAAAGAAGTTCAGAGTATTCGGAACTCAGGTCGGCTGTGGTATCAATCACAAATCTTACGCTATGGCGTATGCAAAATATGGTAAAAGACCTGCTGTTGGCTGTGCAGTTGTACTAAATAACGGTCAAACTCCAATCAACCTTTTAATGCCTTTATAAGCATAACCCTTTAGCCGTTTTAGGCACTTTCACATCTTTTTAATGGTAATATACTAGACAGCACGTAAAGTTGCTTATCTAGTAAAAACACTATTAACACTTAAATTGTTAATAACTTTGATAATAATTATGTTAGTATCTATTTATTTTTATATCTTTGCTGTGTTAAAAAAGTAATAATTAAAATAATCAAGAAATGGAAAACTTTAAAATCGTAAACAGGAATACAGGAGCAACTTACTTCCTAAACTCACAAGAATACGCAACATTTGTGCAAAGAAATAACTTTTACAAAGATGGTGTTTGTCAATATGACGAATACAATCTAACTAAAGCGAAAGCTAGAAGAAGAAATAAGATGTTAGACCTAGTTGCTCACTTATGTATAATAGGAGCTTCAATCTTAGCTACATTAATTTACATTCAAAACTACTAAGATGACTATACAAGACGCAGAATACTTAGAACACTCTACTTATGTAGATTACAGCGAACCTAAAATATCTTTTATAACAGGTGAGCTAATAGACGACACTAAAGTAATAGCTGAGGAATGGCTATTAAAACCACAATACATTCCTGCTCAGGTAACAAGATTAGGTGGTAATGACCTAACTTACAATAGACGCTCAGTTGTTGTTGTAGGAACTGCTTTACAATGCTACAGGAAGTTTTGTGAAATGCTAAAGACTTATGGGTGGCAACAGCAAGATAGTTGGGATAGAGAATTGAAACCAAGTTGGAAGAAGTACTATGAAAACAATAATAAATTACCAATAATAATCAATTTAATTTAGTATTTTTAACGAAATTATTAACAGGCAAAAATTCCTAGCCAATAAACATAGGTAGAAAATATGAAAACAGAAGAAAAGCAGGATTATTTAATAGCTATACAAAGCGAATTAAAAGCTCCTAAGAACCAATTTAACAGTTTTGGTAAGTATAAGTACAGAAGTGCTGAAGATATACTAGAAGCAGTTAAACCATTATTAAAGAAGTATGGTTGTTATTTGACTATTACAGAAACTACTTCAGAAATTGCAGGATATTTAGTTTTAAACTCTAAAGTATCAATTTCAGATGGAGAAACTAATATATCAGTAGAAGCTCAGGCAGGTATTAATCCTGAACGCAAAGGAATGGATATTGCTCAGTCGTTTGGTTCAAGCAGTTCTTACGCTAAGAAGTATGCTTTAGGGAATTTATTTTTATTAGATGACACTAAAGACGCTGATAGTAATAAAGTAAATGAACCAATTGCTAAAGCTAAACTTAAAATGACTACAGATATTTACAATTCAATGTTAGAAGCAATCAATATAGGGAAAGGTAATATAGTCTATGAAAAGATGAATAACTACAAAATGACAAATAAGCAATCAGAAAAACTTTCTGAAATGATAACAAATACACGAATTAAACAATAATTAATAAAGACCTGCAAAAACAGGCACAATAAAAATGGAAGTAACAGGAAAATTAGTAAAGAAACTTGACTTAGAAACAGGAACATCTAAAGCAGGTAAAGAATGGCAAAAGCAATCAATCGTAATTGATACAGGTAACGACTTTAACAATGAAGTCTGTATTAGTGCCTTTGGTGATAAAGTAGGGCAAATGAATAAGCTAGAAATAGGAATGGAGGTATCAGTTCTTTGTAATGTTTATTCAAGAGAAT